CATCCTCGGTCACGGGCGCGGGCTCCGGCGGCGCATCTTCGGCAGGAGCTGGCGCGGGCGCCGGGGCGGGCTCCGGCTGCTCGCCTGCTTTTTCGAGTGTCGTCAGGTTGAGTTGCACGAGGTGCTTGTCGCCGTCCGGACCGATCGTGTTTTCGTCCAATAGTTCAAGAATCTTGTTTGGAGAATAGACACCCATATCAAACATGGCGCGCAGGGATGCGGCCTGCGCAGCAGAGTCGCCGCGCAAGAGCGCCCGCATGTTCATCCTGGTGTAGAATCCCTGCCGGTTCTGCGCCCCGAATAATTTATAATCAGCTTCATCTTCGAACCGCTTCACCCATGGAGTAATCGAGTCAACCACAACCTCAATCGCCTGGTGCTCGATGTTTGAAAAGGTGGACCGCTTGAGATGCGCCACCTTATGCGGCGGCACCTGAAACCAGCGACAGATTTCCTCAATTAGATGTTCATGCACCTCAATAAGTTGCGCCTTCTGCGGCTCAACCCCGAGCGGCTTCCATTCGGCGTCGCCGTCAAGAAACGCTGTCTTGTTTGCGTTCCGCACGCCCTTGTAGAGTTGTTCAAACTGCGCCTTGGCGAGCTTCAACCCTTCGGGCTTCAACGGCTTCTTGAACGTCACCACGCCCGACATATTCAAGCCGTTCCCAAAGAAACTCGCTCCAAACAGTTGCGCCGCGCGCGCCCAGCCGATCGACTGCGCCGCATACGAAATCAAATTGACGCCAACCGGGCCTTCTCCGAATCCGCGAATATGGAACATCCGCTTGGCCGCCATGACCGTCTTGTCACCAGTCCCGTTGTTCACCTCGTAATAGAGATCGCCTGCAAGGATATCGTCACCTGATGGGCTGTAACCATCCTCCTCTGCACGGCAGACCTGGACGCGATCGGGATGGATCGGCCACAGCGCATAGGGTCGACCAAGTTGATCCGGCTCGATCTCCGCATAGCCATTGCCCCAGCGCAGCGCCCAATGGGTCAACGTCTCGCGCAGTTGGAATGAGCTCCACTCCGGCGACGCGCGCTTCCACAACAACCAATCAATCGGGTGTGTACTGATGACCTCCGCACCCTTCGCCCCGTCGCGCATCACATGCCACGGCAGCACCGCCACCGTCTGCGAGAGATACCGCAGGCACGCCCACACCGCAGAGACTGTAACCGCAGTATCAGGCGTGATCGCAACCCCGGCCAGCGTCTGACTGGACGCGGAGACGCGCCCGGACGACGCATAGCGCGGCTCGGTCGTTACCCTTGCCAAGATGGAGCGGAGCCAGTCAGGGATGATCATGGTACTTGCACCACCCCGATCCAATACCAACCATCATCAAACGCGGATTCTGCCCAGCCCGTACCGTCGATGACGCCATCCCCAGCGGGCCGAACGTTGAGCGCGGCAACCAACATTTCCCGAACGATCGTCCTGGTATCAACACCAACAAACCTAGCATTCGTTCGATAGCAACTGACCGCAGCGTCAACCTGTTCTTTTGTCGGTTCAATCATACGAATTCCTCGACATCGTTCGCCGCCAATTGCGCATTGTACCGCTCGCGCATCTCTTCGAACCGTGGATGCACCGGATCGCGGAGGATCAGCTTCATTTCGTCATCGTCCGACGTGTCAGGCGCGACTGATTGCGCCTCTTCCGCGCCCAATAGATCGAAGACGGACATACCGGACGCTTCCGGATTCATCGCCATGAGCGCAGCCGCATTGAACAGCGCCATGAGCGGATCAATCTTCCCGTACCCTGTCTCATCGCGCGCAATCCGCATTGCAGTAGGCGTCGGCACCACGATGGCATTCGACGCGCACCATCCGAGCATCCGTTGTCCGCCATGTCGGAACGTATAATCAGCGAGCTTGATTTCGACCGTCTTGATCGCGCCCATGAGCGCGATGCCCTGGCGCACCGCACCGAGCTTTTCCTCGTCTTGCGTCACGCCGATGTCGGCCAGCGCATCCACGATCGCCCCGATTCCCGCCGCGTCCACACCCACTTGAGCCAGCAGCCCGGCATCGCGGATGCGCTCGACGAGCCGCACCACATAGGCGATGTTGAGAGGAATATCGTTCGATCCTTCCTCTGCCGGCCGATAATCGAATTTCGTCAGATCCCCGTCTTTTTCGAAATCGTCATAGAACGAGGTATTTGCCTTGCGCCGCTCGATGCCGATATCGGAGATGAGCGCATGCGCCCAGCCGAGCCAGCGCTTGGTTCCCTTCTCGCGGCCGATGATTCCAATACCGAGAAGATCGTCCAATCCGCCGCCGTCGATCCCAACCGTGATGACCTCGCTACGGTCGAGGATCGCGTCGAGTGTCAATCCGTTTTCGATCCCACGCTGCCAGACCGAAGCGCCGGCCCAGCCGTCCGAGCGCATGCCCATGCTGATCTGGACATTCAGATGCTTTGCCAGAAATCCAACAACTTCCGGCCTGCCCGCTCGCTCAGCCTTGTCCCATTGCTCGAGCAAATAGCGCTCGTCGACAGATGCGCCAAGATTGGGGTTGGTGACGTACCAGTTAGCCGCCTCGCGATATTGCTCGGTCTCGATCATCCGCTTGGGAAATTCATAGAGCAGCGGCAAGCTTCCGGGATCATTCACCAACCCGTCACGGATATCGCGAAATTCGTCCAGCTTTTGCGCAAACACACCTGCAGGCGGGCCGTCGGATTGCGTTGAGAGATAAATCACAAATCCTTCCGGCCGTGATGCGAGACCGCCCGTCGCTTCAAGTAGGAGGTTAGCGGCATTGGCGCGCTTGCCAAAGAGCCAGAGTTCATCAACCAAAAGCCCGATCGTCTTCTTCCCCGAGACCGTCTCATTGTCGGCCGCAACGACCTTGAGGAAGGCTCTCGTGTTTCGGTGCTCGATCGTTCGAAAATTGTCTTTCGGCTTTAGGATTGACCGCAGCGTCGGATCGGCAAGGATCATATCCCGCGCGGGATAGTAGGAGTTGTCCGCGACTTCCTTGGTGGGCGCCAGAATATAGAACTCGCCCGACTCCCGCCAGTTGCGGATCAACGCCGTCACCATGATGCCGGCCGCGATCGTCGATTTGGAATTCTTCTTGCTGATCAGCAGGAAGAAATATTGAATCAGCCGCCGACCGGTTTCCGCGTCATAGGCCCCGAAGATCGCCGAGACGAAATCGAACACCCATTGCCGCGCGGCCTCTCCCATGGTCGGGCCGCCGGCTGCATCCACGATACGCAGAGATTTGAAGATTTCGAGCGCGGCATCCGCTTCCTTCGGAAAGAGAGGATCAAAAGGAATCAGTGATTGCTGCGGCTGCGCGAGAATCCGTCTTTCCCAGTCAGGACAGGCGGTCGTCCATATTGGAACTGTCATTGCACAGAGAGACGCGGCGGCGGCGCAGGTGTTGCATATCGTCCAGTCGCTGCCGTCTCAGCCGAGCGCGACGCCTCTTCCTTTTTACCGAGCGGGCGCTCACGGAATTCGTCGGGCATGCGAGCCTTTCCAACAGTCCCGAGCGCGCGATCAAACATCGCCTTGATTGCCGCGGCCCTTGCGCTTTCGCTCTGCCCTGCGGTCGCTATCTTGAACAACACCGCAAGTGCCAAGTTGGCGTACTTCTTCGCTTCAGATCGGGTTGCTTCCGTATAGCCTGTCCCAGCCTGGGGTGGCGCCATCATAAACGGGAGCATTGCCGCATCGCCGCCTATCTCGACCGCTGGCTTGCCAAATCCCCGATCGAGAATCTCCTTCGCCGCAGTGATCTTGGCCGCTTCGCTCGCGCCGTGAATCAAGAGCTTGACCGCCTCATCGATCATCCGCGGCAAATGACGTTGCGCCGCACTGTCGATCTCATCAGGCGGCGGCGACGCAAGCGCACTCGTCAGATCAAGCCCGGCGATTGCCGTTGGCGGAGCCGCGTCCTTTTTCTTTCGCCCGGCGCCAGGACGTTTACCGCCCCGGCCGGATTTCGATATCTGCTGTTCCACGAGCACAATCACCACTATTTTCAGACACTAGCGAATAGCTATTGCTTCGATGCCTAGTGCGAGACCAATGCGCATCGATTCTATATTCTCCGAATTGGCTACCGGCCATTTGTTTGAGTAGATTGCCAATTGTCGTAAGACTTTTTCGAACTGCATCAAACTCCACTGCCTCTAAAGCATCGAAGAGATGGTGGCTTTCGCGGAAGATCATATCCACGTCAGTTGCGCGAAACACCACTCCAACCCCAATCTGTTTTGCGATCAACTCGATGAGCATCAATAAGAGTTCCTGAGGAAACTCATCGAGCGCATCGGCGCGCTGTTCATGAGAGCATTTCCTTGAACAGAACTGCCCCTCGGTCGGGCGGTCGGCGTGCGGCACACGTTTCATAACGAACGAAGCGCCACAAGACCTACACGTCCGCGTTCTTTCCTTCCGGGTAAGATCGATCCGCGCCTGATTAATGCCAGCATCCCCGCAATCGATCGGGTCATCCCAGATCTGATCCAATATATTCAATAGAACATCTCGCGGAAACACAGCCTCCATCGTCGATAGCGGGTCAGCGTTCGCAACCGGCAAACGCTCTCTTAATTCGTTGACGCAACGTATCGTGCGACGAGCTAATTCATCGATCCGCTTCAATTCCCCGACGCGCCAATCAGAGACTTTGCGGCCATCCGGAGCGCGGAACTTATCAAACGGATCACGAGCATCGACGTGGTTTGGGTTCCGTCGGAAACGCTGCTTCTCCTGGTCAGCAGAAATTGAGGGCTTCCGATAGTATTGCAGCGGCACCTTCAACACCGTTGCCGTTGGCGCCGCATTCCTCCATTCCTCGATTTCGAGTTCAAAACGCTCTACGGGTAGCTTTGCGAGACGTTGAGCTGCGCCAGAAACCGTTCCATCTAAGCCGAGATCACTCAATCGAGGCCGCCCATTTTGGAAGGTTTTTTCCTCCCGAATCTTCAACAGGATTTCGCCAAGCCGCCGCTCTGCTCGCACCCGTATCTCTATCGCGTCGATCTCCATTTGGCGGTTTTTTGCCTGCCTCGCATATGCGCGAGCGGCCTCGGCGATATTGGTAATTTCCTTGACTTCATCAAGCGTGAGCGCCTCCGCAACCGCGCGGCATGCTGCCTCGTACTTCATCATCTGCATGTGTTGAACCTCCATCAGCGCCCAGCCAGCCACGCCCGGCGCGAACACAGGGGATGCGAGAACGCATCACCGGGGCCGATGGAGCCCGATGTTTCCGTCCCGCGCTTAATCCTCGTGGCTGCGAGGACTTAGGTTTGATTTTCTTTGATTGGGTTTGATTTAATCAACGACGCTGCGCACCAAAAGTTTTGCGCGAATCA